TCAGTTGGTAGAGCTACGGACTTTTAATCCGCAGGTCGTAGGTTCGAGTCCTACTGGGGGCACCACTCCCCCGTCCGGTCCATCCGGGCGGGGGTTTTTGTCTGTCACGCCGAAGAAATGTGCGACGGTAATTCCCAGGACGTTTGCAATCTTCTCGAGGTCGTCGATATCGAACGGCTTCTGACCCTTGAACTTGCGATTGATTGTCGACTGAGAGATGCCGGTTAGATGAGCCAATTTGTTCTGGCTGATACCGGCGCGGGCAGCTTCAGCACGCACCTCGGCGGCCAGCTTGCCGCGAGCGCTTGTGCGATCAGGCATATCCAGGACTTCACTCATGTGAGCAAGTATTACCCCTAGCGCCCCGGTTGTCCACCACTGGTGACTACTTTCACCCGTCGGGCGGGTAATTACCCACCTGTGACTCACACGTATTGACAGTTACCCCACACGGGGTAAACACTGTCATCCGTGACAACATCTACCCCAGCTACCTCAGCTGGCAACCCAGCCGCCCTCGTAGGCGAAGAGGTTCGGGCGTACATGGCACGTCGCAGAGTTTCCCAAGCCGCACTGGCTATTCATCTTGGCATCTCGCAGTCCTCAGTATCTAGGCGATTGCAAGGCGACCAGCCTTTTGATGTCACGGAATTGACCCGAGCAGCAGAACTCTTCGAGGTCCCAGTCCAGAACTTGCTCGGCCCTCTGTTAGCCGCCTGACCCCACGAAAATGCCCGCCCGGTCTCTCACCACCGGACGGGCTGATGACCTACCCCACGAAAGGAAAGAGTCATGCCGGAGTCTACGACAGAACCACTCACCGGACCGCCGAGATTCTTCCGGCCCGACCAGCTCGCCCCGACCGGCGACAGCACCCGCAAGTCAAACCCCGGACTGTCAGCTCGCCGCGCTCTCCACAAAGACTTGATGCACGCACTCGATCGGGTGGTTCGCCATGTGAACCGTCTCGGTCTCGAGGACGAGGAGAAGATGCTCGTCGAGTGGGCCATCACGTACCGCACCCTCGATCAGCGTCTGGCGGCCGCGACCGTCAAGTTCGAGCAGCAGCTCGACATCGAAGTCCCTTGCGTCCCTGTCGGAGTGTCTGTCTCTGACCTCGCCGACTTCCCTCAGCGAACCATCACACCTCTCGCCGTCGGGGACAAGCGATGATCGGCCGGATGCGTGCCGCGTGGGACGAAGCCGGCCGTCTCGCGAATCATCGCCGTGGAACCAACCCAATGACGCGTGACGAGTGGAAGTCCGCCGAGATTCGGCAGGGCGAGATTCTCGCCCACGTTGAAGCGCTCGGCGAACTCGGCCCCGATCTACTCGTTGCGATGAAGCTGCAACGCGAGTTCTTCGACGGACTTCGCAAGGTGCTGAACGGCGAGGGACAAGTTTCGGACACCCTCGTCCTTGGCGAGAGCGTAGCCCTGCATGGCGTGGTGCTGAGCCTTCTTCGCGTCCTCGCTGGCGGTATAGAAACCCACAGTAAATCTCCTTCTTCTAAGGGTGATGTCGTTGACGGCGCACACCTCACCCGCGACGACGCGGAAGCCATCGCGGGTGAGGTAGTCCGAAAGGTCGGCAACCTACTCGGATTTACCCCCGGCCTCGATCGCGTTGAGCCGTCGCTCAAGGTCGGCCAGTCCGTTCATCAACGCCTGCGCCGTGAGCCCGGGAACTTTGAAGCCGTTCACTCCGGTGTTGGCCTTGCTGAGGGCGACCACCTCCGCGACAACGCGTTTGGTGACGGGGAGTTCTTCGGGGATGGTGCTCCCGAAATCAAAGTTGCTCAAGATGCTTCTCCTTCTGTTGGTGATGCTGGCGCTCACAGCGTAGGAGAGGGCGAGGTCGCGGGGGTTGAAACAGCAGCCCCCGTGACTGACGCCACTGGCGTTTTCGCCGGCCCGGGGTTGTTCCGGTTCGACGGATCACAGGCTCACACGGCAGAGCCGTCAAAGTCAGCGGCCGCCACCACCAGGCAGATCGCTGAAGTTCTCGAAGAGCTCCACAACCAGGGCAACTCGTGGCGCGAGATCGCCAGCAAGACCCGACGCATCTTCACCGCCCCGGCGTCTCCTTCCTGATCTCCGGTGGTGGTGGCCTTCCCCCTCGAGCCGCCATCGGCTGCCACCACCACCGGGCACTGACCCTCGACTCTTCGGACCGCCGCTCAGGTGGTTCGCCACCTTCCCCCCTTTCTTAAGGACAACCATGTGGATTTCAACTGACCAGCATCCGGATCTGGTGTGGTTCGACGCTTCTGAGTCGGAGCCGATCGACACCGATCCGGGGTGGAAGCGGTACCTCGACGCGACAACGACGACGATCGCGGACAGGGTTCTGTTCGCGGCGAAGTTCTCCGGTGCTGTCGTCTCGACGTGGATTATCCTGCGCGGCTTGACCGTCCTGGACCAGGCCGGTGTCCTGTGACGTGGCTGGCGGTCAACGACAAGTTTCCCGACGCACCGCTGGAGCAGCAGATAGCCGAGACGAATCATGTTGTCGAGCAGCTCGCCCGAACTCACGTGTCGAGCGAGTTCGCCGAGATTCAGAAGTTCAATCGCGATGGTGAGCCGATCACCCTCGAAGAGTGGGCCGGACTGCTCAGCGATCGTGACTACTCCACCGTGGGAAACGATTACGCCACCATCGACGGTGGACGAGTTCTCGTGACCACGTTGTGGATCGGCCACCGTTGGGCGGGCGGAGATCTCTTTACCACCCGACTGCTGCCGATGCGCGGCTGCAATGACGAGCACGGACAGCAGCGCCCGGTGTGGTCGCAGTCGTACCCGACGCTCGCGGCCGCCGCCGGCGGGCACGCGGAGATCCTCGACGGACTCCGTGCGGGGCGGTGGCCGGCATGACCGAGCCGTCGAACCCGTACATCGCCGCAGTGCCGGCCCGATTGATGTTCGTCGACGAGACGTACCAGCGGCCGTGTCAGAAGTTGCGAGCGAAGGACATGTCTCGCGATTGGAACCCGGCCCTCGCAGGTGTGCTCGACGTCTCCGATCGCGGCGAGGATGCGATGCCCCGCTACGCCATCGTCAACGGCCAGCACCGTTGGGCAGCAGCATCGTTGGTAGACCCGGACATGCACCTCGTCGTGAACGTCCACCGCGGACTGACCGTGGCAGGCGAGGCGAAACTGTTCGACGACATCGATCGCAAGACGAAGAGCCTCACCAACTGGGATCGATGGAAAGCGCGCCGCGCCGCAGGTGATCCCACGCTCGCGAAGATCGACGAGATCGCCGCACGCCACAACCTTGTGATCGATCCGAATGCGAAGACCGGAAACCTGCGATGCATCACCGCACTCGAAGTGATCTTCGACAAGGACGGCGACGGGCATCTCCTCGCCGACACCCTCTCGTTGATCGTCGACACGTGGGGCGTACACATCGACTCCCTCGAAGGCTCGATCGTGCACGGCGTCGCGATCGTCATCGACACCTATCAGGCATCGCCGATCTTCAACTCCGGCCGTCTGGGCGACGCGATGGAGGAAGTCACTCCGCGACAGTCGAAGTCACAGGCGCAGTCCTTGCGGGAGTTCGAGAAGGGAACGCTCGCGGTGCTCGTCGCGAAGGTCCTCGTTCGGCTGTACAACAAGACCGCCCGCCCCGGCCAGAAGCTCGATGAGCAGGTGCTCCGATGAACACCGACCCGCACGGCCAGCCGATCCGGATCGATCTCGCCGATCCGCGGTTGCCGGCCAAGTCAGGGCCGATCACTCACGCCGTCTACGTCGAGTGCGTCGTCTGTGCGAGACGCAGTGAGTCGCTGCCGGTTTCGTTGGAGACCGGAGTCTGCACCCGATGCGAGCCAGTCGCTCACGCCAACTACGTCAAGAAGGAAAACAATTGATGGACATCGCCGAACCAATAGCAGCGCCAACGCTTCTCGCTGACGCCGACCGCGCTCTCGACGAGGACGACAAGCGCGCGCTGTCCCTCGCACTCGGATACAACGTCGCTGTGCTGAGTCTTCCTCCGCTGCAGATCCACAACGATCACGCCGCGATTCGCACCCACGGATACGGCGAGGTCCGCAAGCTCCCGCAAGGCCCGAGGATTGTGTGGCAGGCGGAGAACGAACTCGCCTCGATCACCGCCAACGAGCGCGGTGAGATTTCGATTCACGTTGTGCCCTATCTCGATACGAAGACCGCGCTCGATCTCGCGGGTGCTCTTGCTGCGGTCGTCGCTCGTATTGCTGGCGGCGATCTGCCTAAGCCTCCGGGCCGGGGGGACTGATGGCGTCGACGTGCAACAAGAAGGGGTGCGACGCGAAGATCCTGTTCGCCCGCTCGATGGCGACCGGTCGTTCAATGCCACTGGATCTGTACCCGGACCCCGGGCGTGGCACTGTCCGAAAGCATTTCGTCACTGAGCAAGGCGAGGAAGTTGTCTATGGCGAAGTACTCCGCGGTACTGCCCTGGCCACCGCGCTCGCGAACGCCGAGCAACTCTACGTGGTGCACGCCGACTCCTGCCTCGCGAACCGCCCACTCAATCCGATGCCCGCGCATCTGCGCTCCGCTTTCTCCCGCCCATCCACTCGACCGTCGAGGAGACGATTTCGATGACCACCACTACATCCGACACCGATACCGCCGCACCTCGTTTCGAGCTGCTCACCCTGACGGCTGTGAAGCCGCACGCGAAGAACGTGCGCCGCAGCGTCGGTGGGCTCGTCGAACTGACCGACTCGATCAAAGCGCAGGGCGTCCTGCAGCCGCTCGTCGTCGCTCCGGGTAAGAAGGCCGGCACCTACACACTCATCACCGGGCACCGCCGAGCCGCCGCCGCTAAGCGCGCCGGCCTCAAGACGTTGCCATGTGTGGTCCGAGACGATCTCGACACCGAAGCCAAGCAGATCGAGGCGATGCTCGTCGAGAACCTCCAGCGCTCGGACCTCGATCCGATCGAAGAGGGCGACGCGTACCAGTCCCTGCTGGATCTGAACATCCCGTACAAGGAGATCGCCGCCACCACCGGCCGCGCACAGAAGACGGTCCGCGATCGGGTGAAGGTCGCATCCGCGTCGGACCTGGTCCGCAACAAGGTCATCGACAAGCAGCTTTCACTCGAGGACGCCGTCGCGCTCGAAGGATTCGCCGACGACAAGGAAGCGTACGAGCGGATCGCCAACTACATCGGCACGAGGAACTTCGAGTTCGTGCTCAAGCAGGAGAAGACCGAACGCGCATTCCGGAAGGAAGCGGCGAAGATCCGCGCCGAGCTGCTCGCCGAGGGCATCACCGAGTACGACAAGGACGAGTGCCAGCGCATCGTCGACGAAGCGGCCGCCAGCGGTATCGCGCTCAAGTGGGTCGGTCCGACCGACGACCGTCCGGCGGATGCGAAGCCTGACGATCTTGCGTTCTACTTCTGGGCGCACGGTTCCGCGTCGGCCATCTCACGGATGCGGTGGATGCGCCTCGTCCCGGCAGACAGCCCGGCCGGCAACGTCACCAACCTCTCAGACGAGCGCACCGCCCGCGATGCCGAAGCGGAGCGCATCGCCCGAGCCAAGCTGGAGGCAGACCTCGCCATAGCGCACACCGTCCGCCGCGAACACCTCAGCAAGGCAGTCACCGCGGGCGAGAAGGATCTCGCGCACTCGTGCCTCGTGCAGATGATCGGCGTCCGCTTCGACGAGGACCCCGACGACGTGGACCTCGTTGCGGCGCTCCTCGCCGTCAAACCGCCCGTGTGGGGTGGAGACGAAGACGACGACGACCGCCTCGCGAAAGTTCGCGAACGCGTCGTACAGGCGATCGAGCGCCTCACGATCAACCAGCTCTCGATCCTGCTCCGCGTCGTCGAACGTGACCTCGCGGACATCAGCCTCAAACGCGCCAGTAGCTGGGCATGGTCGGACTCGATCGCATGGTGCAACGAGCTGTCCGAGAAGTTCGGGTACGAGTGGACCGACGTCGAGGCCGCCCTCGTCGACACCAACAAGCCCGCGAAGGCCTGACCGATGTCAAGCGCCATCGTCGCGGATGACTGGTGGCACGGACTCCCGCCCGACCGCCGGGTCCAGATCTGGCAGTGGGTCGCTGGCAAGGAAGCCGCGCCGCATCAGGAAGTCGAAGGCCAGTTCGCTCTCCCGCTCCACCCTCATCGAAGGTGACACTGATGGTCTCAACGACTTACGTACCCTGTCCCGACACGTACGGCCCGCGAATCAAGCACGTGCCGTTGCACTCCCACAGCGAAGGTGAGAATGCCATCGCTCTCGCGGCCGCTGCCGGCCTCGACCTCGACCAGTGGCACCGCGACACCCTCACCGCTGCGATGGGCACCGTTCTCGACACCTGGGCTGCGCCCCGCGTCGGGATCCTCTGCCCCGGTGAGAACGATCGTGAGCACATCACGCTCGCCCGTGAGCTGTACGAGCTACTGCTGTTCGCGAACCGCCGGATCGTCCACACCGCAGACCATTTCAGCACCGCACGCGAAGCGCAGCACCAGCTCTCTCGGATCCTGATGGAGTCGAACTTTCTGCGCTCCGAGGTCAAGCACGTCTACACCGCCAACGGTCAGCAGCGCATCGAGATGCGAAATGGCAGCGTCATCCACTATTGCGCCCGCAAGACCGGATCGATCCGGATCGCGAACGTCGATCTCCTCGTCCTCGACGACGCAGAGTTCCTGCCGGACAACACCTACCGAGATGTCCAGCCGATGGTTGTGCACAGCAGCAATCCACAGGTGTGGATGCTCGGCAACGCCGTCGACGCACGATCGAACAAACACGGCCACGTCTTCACCCGAGCACGCCGACGCGCCCTCACAGGCGATCCTCAGCAGTGCTGGATCGAGTACTCCTCCGACGACACCCGATACGACTTCGACGATCCGGACACCACCCGCCGCGGCCGACTCGTCATCGACCCGGACGACCCCACACAGTGGGCGCGCGCGAACCCCGGCCGACGCATATCGGAGAAAGCGATCCGCGAAGAGAGGCAAACAGTGATCGAACGAGAGTTCCTCACCCACCGACTCGGCATCGGAAACTGGCCCACCATCGACGACGAGGACACATCGTGCACATCCAGAAGCTGACCTACGAGAAGGAAACCCGCGAAGCCCTCGCCGGAACCTACACCCCTGCCGGCATCCAACTCTGGCTCACCGTCACCAACCCCCGCACCTACAACTTCACCCCACTCGAAGCCATCCGTGAAGGCTTCGGCGCGAAGGTCCTCGACCTCGCCAAGAGCCTCGCCGCCGGGAGAAGTCAATGACCAGAACACAACTCGCCGCACTATTCACCGCCTGCTCGCTCGCCGCGATCGGTACCAGCTTCGCAGTGTTCATCGCCATCGACGGACTGATCGGCCCCCTCGAAAAACTCGCCGTACGAAGGAGCACACGATGACCGTGAAGACGTTCCGAAAAAAGCCGGTCGACGTCGAGGCTGTGAAATTCACCGGATGGTCGAGCGCCGTCGAGATCCAAACATGGTTGCCGGGCACCCTGTTCGTCCCCCGCGGCTACGAGCACCACCTGCGCTACAAGCGCGAGTACGACCGAAGCAACGGGAACGTGTACCCCGAGACCGCCCCCTCGTTCCTGGTGATCGCCTCCGCGGATGGCCCTGCCCGGGTCGACGAAGGCGACTGGATCATCAAAGACGGAGAGACGGTCAGTTTCTGCAACACAAGCACTTTCACGCAGACGTACGAGGCGGTGTGACATGGCACTCGGACCAGAGAACGCGCGAGCACGGCACGAAACCGCGCGCCGCAAAGGCATCGGCAGCCTTCCTCGTTGCACGCACCATCTGGACGATGCACGCTGCACCCGAGTGATGCACGACGGGCATCACGAGGTGACAGACGGCGATTATGTGATCACCTGGCCCGCACGCGTGCCGGAGCACACGTACCGCGTGACTGCCGAGGAATACCTCTCAGTCCCCGCCGAGAGTCACGCCACCGCAGACTCCGTGAGTGAGATCCCGTACGACGAGATGCGCGCCCTGCTAGGCCTTCCCGACGTCAGTGACTACATCATGCGGCGAGATCTTGCCCGCGCGTTTCACAACATGCGGACCGCGTTCGGAGGCTTCGCCGAAGTACTCGTCGAAGCTGGGCAGCAGTTCGCACGCAATCTCGAATCGTTCACCGACGCTCTCGCAGGGGTGCAGCCGAAGCCGGCCCCGCCGATGTGGGCGATCGACCCGGCCCGCTCACGCCGGAGGAACATGCGATGACCGACACAACGAGATCGCTGCTCGACCGCATCGATGCGCTGGTCGACGAGCAGCTCGACGGCGGCGAACCGGAGACTGGGTACGACTTCGACGATCCGGACTTTCCCGAGTGCCCGCACTGCAATGGTGATTGGCATGGTTTGGTGATCACCGAGCGGATCGAGCGGATGCGCCTGTACGGCACGTTTGATGTGAAGTACAAGTACGCAGAGGATGATTCGCCGGTGCTGTGCCCGGGATCGGATTTCATCGGGCCGTGGGCGACACCGAATCAGATCAAGATGATGCGACACCGGCGGTTTCTCGGGACAACCCCGAGGACGCCGCCATGGATTGAGTATCGGTCTACCCGCGACGCAGCGACGACAGAGCCGGCCAGGGCGGCTCACAACCCCCGCGACCTCATCACCCACGAGGCGCCGGATCTCCTGCGGTACCTCATTGCTGCGCGCAGCGGCCGGGAAAGCCTTCTGCGCGAGATTCTGAGAAGGAATATCGAGGCGCTCTACCCCGGCGGGATGTGGTCGCTCCCAGATGATCCGCTTGACCTGGAGGAGTGGTCCGGCGTGCCGCCGATACGCGTGTCGTGGCGCGATCCAGCGCCGGTGACCCATGAGTCTCGGCTCAACGTCGTCGGGTTCCGCGGCGTACGCCCGGATCTGGAGATCATCGACGAGACGCACATACGCGTCAGCCTTCCGGGAGGTGTTGTGCTCGCGGAAGTTCCGGAGGCGCCGAGTACTCCGCAGGAGCGGGCGTTGCCGCGTCCGAGTTCGACGCCGCCGATGTGGGCGGTCGATCCCACCCGTTCTCGTCGTAGGAGGAATCAGTGAGTGCTGTAGGCAAGTTCGTGTCTGTGCCGTTCGAGGTGACTGCGCTGCAGTTCTCGTCGACGGTGGCAGTGCAGGAGATCGCTCACTGGTTGGGCGTCCCGATCGTTCGCCGGCACCGCCAATCGGGTGTGGTGACGACGTTGGAGTCGATCGGGTTCGAGGTTGAGGGACAGTCGTTCACGTTGTATCCGGGTGACTGGTTCGTGCGCGGCCCGAACGGCTGGTATCAGCTCGAAGCCGATTCGTTCGCCGCTCGGTACCGGCCCGCGTGATGGCCCGCCGCAGTCGGGCTCGTGCGCCCCCTGCCGGATTCGGCCCGCTTTCTTCCAATCTCATTGCGACGACAGGATTCCTGTGTCTTGGTTTCAGACCGATGATCAGTTCCCCAACAACCGGAAGTCCCGGGAGTTGGCGGAGCGAGGGCTGGAGAGTCAGCTCGACGGCCTTGCGGCGCTGGGTATGTGGAATCTCGCTGGGGCGCAGTGTCAGGCGACGGGCACCGATGGTGTCGTCAAGCGCGCTGACGCGTTCCGGTTGGTCCTCAACCCGGAGTTCGTGGACCACTTGGCGGGGTTGTTGGTGGCTGTCCGTTTGTGGCATGCACCTGGCCATGACTGCTCGCGGTGCCCGCCGGTCGAGCCGGGAACGTGGTTGTTCCACGACTGGTTCGATTTGAAGTACGACCGTGCGGCTTCGAAGCGGGTTGCCGATCGCAAGAAGATGGAACTCAAGGACAAGGGCCTGATCAATCAGGTGTGGGCGAGGGACTGCACAGACCCCGCAGTGCCGGGTGTCGGCAAGTGCCGTTACTGCGGTGTTGTCGTCAAACGCAAGGACACCCGCTCCACGGACGGTGCTCGTCCGTTCCTCGACCACGTCGACCCCACCAGAGCCGATGGCGCACGCAACGTCGTCCTCGCGTGCAGTGGGTGCAATCAGAGGAAGGGCAATCGGACGCCCGCAGAGGCCGGCATGACGCTGCTGCCACCGCCGCGTCCGATCATTGACACCGTTTCGTCCGTCTCGCCGCAGCGCGCCGCCGCTGGGAACGTCTCGCCGGGTAATGCCGCCGCAGGGACCTTCTCGCCGTCGCCGAGCGTCGCAGGGACGGCCGAAACAGTGCCAGCCCACCCAGGAACCCCCGCAACGGTGTCGCAGCCGTCAGCGACCGCAGGGCAGCCCCACACGGGCAGCTCGCCGCTGACACGCTCCGCAGGCACCACCGCGCAGGAGACCGACCACTCTGAGACCACCGACCGACCACGGGAACGACCAGAAGAAAACCACGGTAAGCCAGCTGTCCCCGTGCGTGCGACGCGCACGCACGCGGGCCTGGCAGGGTCAGGGCAGGGTAAGGGTTTGGGTAGGGGTGTGGGGAAGGGTTCAGGCACAGGGTCACCCGCCGATACCCACCCAGGTGACATCCCTCGTAAACGACGTCGACGCAGAGGCCGTGGTCAATCCACCGCGCAACCGCAACCTGTGAACCCACCAGTCTCAGAGATCACCACTGACAGAGATCCCAACCTCGACGCAGGCGAAGCACCAGAGGTATTCGTGCACGCACAGTTCGGATCACCGTGGAAGGGCTGGGTCGGTGCGCCGTCCACCGTCGACGAGACCACCTGCCCGATCCACCACATCGAAGACCCCTGCCACAAATGCCTCGACGAGGAAGGCCCGAACCGATGACCACCACCGAGCAGCTCGACGAAACCGCGATCGATCGCCTCGACCAGCTCGCACTCCACCTCGTCGGCATCGTCCACGGCGACGGCGAACAGCGCGAGGTCGCCACCCTCACCCGATCACTGACCCGAGAGCAGCTCATCGGGCTGGCGATCTCCTGCGCCGCGATGGTCGAGACCGGTAAGTCCGTCGACCAACTTCTCGAATGGCTCGACCCCGCCGCGAACCACTACATCGACGGCACCCGCTACACCGACTCCCAGATCCGCGACGCCCACGCGGCATTCGTCGGCGGCGACCGCAGGGACAAGATCGTTCGGGTCGAGAAGGCGTACCAGAAGCTCATCCGCTCGTCAGCGATGAGGGCACGCCGATGATCAACCCTGATCACCTCTGCCGAGCGGAGCAGCAGTGCCGCGGCCGCCGCCGAGACATCGAGTCCGGAGGCTGGCTGCCGGCACTCACACTCACCCCGAACACCCTGTGCAATTCGTGTGTCCTGTGGGTCGAAGGCGCGATCGCACAACTCCGCTCCGAGGAAGCGACCTTGCAGGCTATGTTCCTCGACACCTCCGGACGCCCCGGTGGTGGAGTCAAGGCAGCATCACCGGCGCCGGCCGTCCCGATCAACGTCTACACCGACGCCCTCGCCCAAGACATCCGCGAGACCGTCCACCGCTGCGCCGAACTGATCTGCGAAGCCATCCGCCGCGACACACCAGAGCAGCCGTACTTCGGATCCCACCACTCGATCGTCGCCGAGAACATCGACGTCCTGCTCGCGATCCCGGCGCACGAGACGACGGAATGGAACCGCGCAGGCGACGACTGGATCTACGTCGTCCACGACGGACCGACACTCGCCCTCAAGCTCGTCGACCTGCACCGTCGAGCACGCGCCACCATCGGCCAGGAACGCGGCCGCGACCGCATGCCCTTACCGTGCCCTCGCTGCGAGGAACACCAACTCGGACGCTGGCACGGATCCGTCACCGTCGACTGCCTCGCCTGCGGAAGCCGCTGGGCCGAATCCGACTACAAGCACATGACTCTCGTCCTCGCCGCCACCCCAGGACTCACGCCACCGCCACGTATCCGGCACCTCGCATCCCACTACGGAAGGACCAACCGCATGACCAACATCCTCGAATTCCTCCACGCCCGCCTCGACGACGAGGAGGCGATCGCAAACAACGCACTGCACGCCGACGCGACCGAGCCAGGCGTGTGGATGACCGAACACCACAACTCGGAATACAACCTCGAACCAAACCACTGCCACATCGCCGAAGATCGCGCCGGCCACTACTGGACAGTCGCGAGCGAGGTGTTCATCCCCAACGCAGAGCACATGGCCCACCACGACCCCGCACGAGTACTCCGCGACGTCGCCGCCAAACGAGCTGTCATCGGCGCCCTGATGGAGATTCCAGCAGAGCACGGCAAGGACGCAGGCTTCCGCGCCATCGGCAAGTCCATCCCGGCTATGGCAGCTGTGTACTCCGATCACCCTGACTACCAGAAGGAATGGGCGCTATGACGATGAAGTACTTCTACGACACCGAGTTCCTCGAAGACGGCCGCACGATCAACCTCATCTCCATCGGCATCGTCGCAGAGGACGGACGCGAGTACTACGCTATCAACTCCGAGGCCGACTGGGATCGAATCAGGAAAGACAACTGGCTGATGGAGCATGTCGTGAGCTCGCTCCCTACCCATAGCACCGGCCAGGTTGCACGCAACACGAGCTTTGGGTCCATCGGTAAGTGGACCTGGGGCGGCCTGGATTTGAAGGACGTCCACGTCAAGCCGAAATGGGTCATCCGGAACGAGGTTCGCGAGTTCATGGCGATCGGTGATGAAGGCGATCCGAAGGCTGAACTCTGGGCGGACTACGCCGCCTATGACCATGTTGCGCTCGCTCAGCTCTTCGGCCGCATGATCAACCTGCCTGAGTGGATTCCGATGTACACACGCGACTTCCAACAACGGCTCGACGATCTGGGACGTCCGGAGATCCCGGTGCAGAGCGAGGGAGCTCATAACGCCTTAGAAGATGCGCGACATCTCAAGCGCTGCTTCGAGTTCGTCAGAAGCGACAAGTGAGTACCGATGATGACTGACGCTCCTGATCCCGGGTTTCCGGATCTCACTCCACCAGGGTTCACCCGATCCGTCGACCACGGCCGCGTGCAATCTCTGCACTACCCCGACGGCACCATCCGTATCAGGCACGAATGCCACCGCCCGCGAGACGGTCGGACGCTGATCCACGCCCCGACACTGACCATCCCTGGACATGTCGTGGTGTCGACCGACCCGGTGACGATCACGCCGTCATTCCTGTGCTCCGACTGCGGCATGCACGGCTTCCTCACTGACGGAGTCTGGAGGGACTGCTGAATGGGTGTGTGGCCGAACGCGGCTGATCGTCCTGTTGATGTGGCTCGTCGTGTGGCGCAGTCGTATCGGACGGCGTTGGAGTCGGTGAGCCCGGACCTGTGCGCTCAGATCGACGCTCAGGCTGTGGAGGTCGGGCAGGGTTGGGTGGTGCCGAATGCTATGCCGCTCAACACTGATGAGCTGATGAGCGCCAAGGATCTGGAGGCCGTGCTGTTCGTGCCGGCCGCGACGATCCGGACGTGGGCGCATCGCGGCCTGCTCTCGAAGCGCACAGCCGAGGACGGGAGTCCGGTGTATCTGGTGTCCGAAGTGTTGGCGCACAACGCGCGGACTCGACGAGCGCGCAAGGAACCTCGCAAGGGACGCGGCGTCGACACGAGTTGACCTGCGCTTGCGTTGCTCTCGTGTTTCAGGAACACTGGAGACCACTGGCCGACGTGACTTCACAGCACGTCGGCCTTCGTCGTATCCAGGGTCTGGAGGTCGTCATGGCCCACACACCACGGAGCAAGGGACGCACCGGCCGGCCGTACCGCCGAGCAGTCGAGCGTGTGAAGCGACGTAGCCAGGTCTGCTGGATCTGCAACGAGGCGATCGACATGTCGCTCAAGTGGCCGGACACCATGAGCTTCAGTGCCGACCACGTGGAGACGGTGAAGTCGCTGCCTCCGAACGATCCTCGACTCAATGACCCGAAGAACCTTATGCCAGCACACCTTTCGTGCAACTCGCGGCGAGGTGACGGCAGCCGTGAGGCGCCGCGCCAGCTGCGGTGGTCGCGGCAGTGGCTCGTCTGATCCTCTGACCTGCACCCCTGGGGGGTACCCCCGGGGCCGGCAAGGCGGGGGACCGCACGGCGCCAGCGCCCTTTCTCTCCCCAGGGATGGTGAAAAATGCCAGGTCAGGACGCCGAAACTGCCGATGTGGCAGCAGTCACACCATTGCCGGAAATGCCGAAAGGCCTGCTCAAACGTGGTCGCGGCCTGTGGGACGCCAAAGCTGAGGTTTTGGCCGGCCATCCGCTCGGATTGATCGCGCTCGCGGAGGCGTGCCGCGCCGCCGATCGCTGCGAACGACTCGACGCGCAGCTGCGCGGCCGCGAAAAGGAATGGCTGAGCATCGATCTCGACCCGATCATCCGCGACCACCTCGACGACGATGGCGTCACGATCGTCGACGTCACCGCGAAGGTCGTGATGAACGCGCCGCTGCGTGAGGCACGGCAGCAGCAGACCGTTCTCAAGCAACTGCTCGCGCAGGTCGACGCGTTCGAGCGCGCGGCCGTCGATGCCGGTGCGGGCCGGGCAGGTTCGCAGCCCGAAGCGCCGGGCGTTCCGTCGATCATGGACAAGATCCGTGCTCGAAACGGCTGACGTCGGCGGTGCGGTGGCCGAGAAACCACCGCTGGACGGCTCGCAGAAGCCGCGGCTGTCGAACTACCCGACGTTCTTCACCACGCTCGGCGACGACGCGATCGATCTGTACGAGGCGACCGGTTTCGAACTGCTGCAGTGGGAGAAGGACGCCTGCCGGCACCTGATGGGCGAGCAGGAACGGAGCTCGCGTTGGAGTTCGCCGCGTGCGCTGATCATCGCGCCGCGCCAGAACGGCAAGAACGTGATCGTCGAGGTTCGCGAGTTGGCGGGTTTGTACCTGCTCGGTGAGCGCAAGATCCTGCACACCGCGCACGAGTTCAAGACGGCCAAGGATGCATTCGTCGACCTTTCCGCACGCATCGCGAAAATCGAAGAGCTCGAGGACATGTGCCTGCTCCCGCACCGCACCTCGAACGAGGAAGTCTCGATCCGGCTCAAGCCACATCGCGGCGAGCGAGATCCGCGCTACATCCGGTATCTCGCCCGCACGGCGGACGCAGCGCGCGGGTTCAAGAAGGTGGACCTGTTCGTCGGCGACGAAGCGTACGCGATCACCCACGAACAGGTCGCGGCGTTCCGGCCCACGCAGTCGGCGGCGCCGAACCGTCAGTTCATCCTGCTGTCGAGTGCCGGCACCGGTAACAGCGAGTTCCTCGCTCAGCAACGCAACGCGGGCATCGAGCACACCGCGAGCGGGTTGCTGTTCCTCGAGTACTCGGCGGACCCGGAAGCAGACCTGGACGATCACGACGCGTGGGCGATCGCGAACCCGTCGTACCCGATCCACAAGACGCACGAGTTCATGCTCGAAGAGCGCGAGCTACAGGGCGAGATCCAGTTCGCGCGCGAGCATCTGGGCATCTGGGACGACCCGCGTGTGAATGCGGTGATCACCCCGGCGATGTGGGAGGCGTGCAAGGACGAGTCCTCGCAGGTTCTCGACCCGGTGGCGATCGCTGTCGATGTCACTCCGGATCAGGCGTTCTCGTCGATCGCGATCGCCGGCCGACGCGAAGACGGATTGCCGTATGTCGAACTCGTCTTCCACGAGCGCGGGATGCACTGGGTGGTCGAGACGGCGGCACGGCTCAAAGTCGAGCACGAGGCTCTCGGGGTGGTCCTCGACGGCGGCGGCCAGGCGGGTGCGTTGATCGCGGGCTTCCGCGAGATCGGGTTCGAGGTCGAGGTGACCGGGGCGCGGGACATGGCGCAGGGCGCTGGTGCGTTCTACGCCGAGGTAGAGGAAGAACGTATGCGGCACAACGGCGAACCGGATCTGGTGTCGGCGGTCGCAGCATCACGTAAACGCCCGGTGGGTGATGCGTGGGCGTGGGATCGGCGGGACACATCCGCTGATATCAGTCCGTTGGTCGCGTGCACGTTGGCGTGGCACGGATATTCGAGGTTGATCACCGCGGACAGCTCCAAGCGGGTGCGCAGTGGGAAGGTGTGGTGATCTGAATGCTCGACGAGAAGCAGGCGGTCGGCGTCGCGAAGGAACTCCTTCCGAAGTTGTATCAGGAGCGCAAGCGTCTGACGACGTTGGACAACTGGTATCGGTGGAAGCAGGCGGATCTGACGTTGCCGAAGTCGGCGACCAAGGAACTCAAGGCGTTGCAGGATCTGGCGAAGACGCCGTGGCTGTGGCTGGTGGTCACGACGCTGGCGCAGGCGATGTTCGTCGACGACTACCGCTCGTCGAACTCGAATGAGACGTCCCCGCAGTGGACGACGTGGCTGGCGAACGGAATGGACGTGCGTCAGATCGCGATTCATCGCGCGGCGCTCGCGTACGGATATTCGTATGCGGTGGTCATGCCCGGGATCGACGATCTCGGACGCAAGCAGTCGGTGATTCGTGGTGTCTCGCCGCGCAAGGCGTTCGCGGTGTACGAGGACCCGGCCGAGGACGAGTGGCCGGAGTACATGCTGCGCGATGATCCGGGCGGGAAACTGCGCCTGATCGACGACCAGGTGGTGCACAAACTCCAACGCGTCGGTGACGGCGAGATCAAGCATGTGGGTTTCGATTGGCATTTCGGAGAACGGTGCCCGGTCATCCGGTACGCGAATGATCTCGACCTCGAAGGCCGCGCGACCGGACAGGTGGAGCCGTTCATCGGTGTGGCGAGCCGGATCAACAAGACCACCTACGACCGGTTGCAGACGCAGCACTTCAATTCGTGGAAGGTCCGCACGGTCTCGGGTATGGCCGAGCCGGAGACCGACACGGAGAAGGCGCGTGCGGAACTGCTACTGCGGCAGAAGGATCTGCTGGTGGCCGAGGACCCGGACACCAAGTTCGGGACCTTGGACGAGACGCCGCTCGACGGATTCATCGCGGCTACCGAGTCGGATATCGAAGCTCTGTCTGCGACGAGTCAGACGCCGTCGTACGCGTTGACCGGAAAGCTGGTCAACCTCAATGCCGAAGCGTTGGTGGCTGCTCGTCATCCGCTCACTCAGAAGGTGTTCGAGATCCGCACCTCGTTCGGCGGCTCGCACAACCGCACCATGCGGATGAGTGCGTGGTTCGAGGAGGACTACGACATCGCGACCGACGTCAGTGCGTCCGTCAAATGGCAGGACCTGGAAGCGCGCTCGCTCTCGCAGGCCGTCGACGCCTACGGCAAGGCCGCGAAGTTGCTCGGCGTTCCGGTGCAGGCGCTGTGGGGCCGGATTCCCGGTGTTTCGAAGACCGACGTCGCGGAATGGAAGCAGATGGCGCTCGAGAGCGACTCGTATGCGCAGTACCTGCGCGATCAGTTCGGGCCCGACTCGTCGGCTGATTCTCTGCTGGGGGTCTGATGGCGCGCACGAAACTCGGTCGCAAGCTGACCGAGTTGCATCGGCGTGCGCAGTTGCGGCTCTCGGCTCAGGTGGTCGCGGATCTGCGGCGCGCGTGGCGGATTCTGGCCTTCCAGCGGTTGGACGAGACGCAGGGTCCGTGGTTGCAGGTCGCGGTCCCGGTGATCGAGGCGGCGCACATGCGCTCGCAGGAGATCTCGGCGCAGTACGTGCAGGACTTCCGAGCTGCGGAGCGTCCGGAGCTTCGGCCGATCCCGTGGGTCGAGCCCGTCCGCACGGTGCTCCGGGACGATCGGGCGCCTTCCGAGGTACCAGTTCCGGACAGCACGGCGAAACCGTCTGCGCGGAGCCGGGTTACGGACTCCTCGCAGCAGGGACGGTCTGCTCGTTCGAGGGTCCGGGTTACCGATCCGGAACCGGGACAGCGTGAATCGCGATCGCGGGCGCGGGTCACCGACAACACCCCCGCGGCCTCGCGGACCCGTTCACGTTCGCGGGTCAGTGTCGCGGAGCCGATCGAACTCGACCTCGACCGGACAGCTCGCGGGTTGTTGATCACCGGCCCGGTGCGGGCACGCAAGCTGATGCCGGCACCGGAGACAGACGCGATGGAGAAGGCGTTCGTGTCCTCGACGTCGGCGGCGGTGCGTATGGTCGCCGAGGGTGGCCGGGACTTCACACAGAAGATCGTCGAACTCGACCGGCAGGCACTGGGATTCGCACGAGTGACGAAGGCGTCGCCGTGCTGGTTCTGCGCGATGCTGGCCAGTCTCGGCGCGGTGTACAAGGGTCAGACGTCGTTCTCGTCGACGGACGCCCGGTACACCGGCGGCGGGACGGCGAAGGTGCACGACGGATGTCAGTGCACGTTGGAGCCGATCTACGACGAGACCGCGGATCTTCCCGGCCAGACAGCGGAGTTCCGGGCGTTGTGGGACGAGGCGACGGCAGGTGCGAGTGGGCACGAGGCGACGGTGTTGTTCCGGCGTGCGTACGAGGGCCGCACACAGGACGGAGATCCGGCGCATCCGGATACGCCCAAGGAACCGGAGAAGGGTAGCGACGAGTACAAGCGGGCGCTCGCGGAGCGGTTGCTGCCGAAGTTCGAGAGCCAGCTCGCAACACTGCTCTCTGACGGCCGCGGTGAAGACTCCGAACCTGTCATCTACCACCGCGCACAGATCGCTCGTCACCGCGAAGCACTCGGACTCGCACCCGGCCAGAAGGCGCCGGAAGCGAAGGCCGGCGGCGGGAGTACTCCTCCGCCGAAGACTCCGAGTACTCGCAGCGTTGCCAGCGGCGACGAGGGCGATACGTGGCGGGTACCGGATGCGGAGGTTCCGGCCGAGTATCCGGACGTCGGTGGTGACGGAGGCGGTGTGCCGTTCACTCCGGAGCAGCGTCCGAGCGTCGATGCGCGGTTCGCTCATATTGCCGACGGTGACAGGAATCGGGACGGGAAGATCGTTTCTGGTGGTCACCGCTTCGGGAGCAACGTCATCGGTAAGGACGGACGCCCGAAGGAAGAGTTTCCGGACGTGCCCGATGCGCAGCTCAAGGCGATGATCGATCGAGCGCTCGCAGATCCGACGTCGATCACCCGGCGAGGTGGTCAGATGGACTTCCGGCGGATCGTCGACGGGTGTCCGGTGGTGGTGCGGGTACGCGGCCGGGAGGGCCCGGGGCGGATAAACACCGCGTATCCGGCGTGGAAGGAACTCGAAAGGGCTCGGACTACGGGCGAAGGGCGGCTACTATGGGGACTGTGAGCAGGACGTTCGACGATTTCGAGGATCTGGCCGAGGCGATGTATCGCTCCGGCCGCTTCGTCGATTCCTCCGACGTCGCGGATGCTGCGGTCTCGGCGTACGAGGCGGGCGAGTACTTCTACGCCGTCGTCTCGATGGTCGAGTTCGCTGCCGATCATCAGATCACGCTCGGCGACTTCGCCGGCGAGGTCGATCGACTGATCATCCCGCTCTTCGACGACGAGCTCGACCTGGCCGCGTTCCGGGAGTACCTCGACAAGGTCCCCCACCGCAGAGCCGCATAAGTAGTTTTCACCAGCTACACCCGAATGCCCCGTTGACCATCTGGTCCGGGGCATTCGGCATTTCATCACGACTTCCTCACCGGGTTCGGTGAGGCTCGCTCACGGTCAGCGATCAATGACTGGTATGCCGACGGGCTCACGGGAGAACAATCATGAACATCAAGACCACACGTGCCTACACCGGATTCGGTTTCGGGCACGCGGACCCCTTCACATCGATGTCGATGCGGGCATGCCGTCTGCATCCTCGCCGAGATCCGAACGGGCACAAGCCCGGCGGCGACAACGGCGGCGGCGGAGATGGTGGCGACGGTGGCGATGGCGGTGACGGCGGAAAGCCGTTCACTCCGATCACCACTCAAGCGGACTTCGACAAGGCGATCAGTGCGCGACTGACGCGTGAGCGGGCGAATTACGCCGATTACGACACGTACAAGTCCAGTCACGACGAATTGCAGAAGATCCAGAACGGACAGAAGTCCGAGACGCAGAAGGAGCGCGAGCGCGCCGACGCTGCGGAGAAGCGGGCGAACGAGGCCGAGCATCGGGAACTGCAGCGTTCCGTTGCCGAGGCCAAGGGCATTCCGCTCAAGCACGCCGCCCGGCTCAAAGGGGCGACCAAAGAGGAACTCGAAGCGGACGCCGACGACTACCTCGAGGATTACACCCCGCCTGCGGGCGGCGACAAGCCCCCGATTCCGGGCAAGCCCCGCGAGAATCTGCGCGGCGGCGGCGCTCCGGACGACGAACCCGAGGAAACCGATCCCGCCAAGTTGGCGGCTCAGATCCCTCGCAACTGATCAACCACTTCGCTGTCGGCATGGCAGCCGACGTGGCCACCATCCCTATCAACCATGAGGAGCAACCATGCCGAATGTATTCGTCAAGCCTGAAACCGTGATCAACACCGCGCTCGGACTTCTCCAGCGCGAGATCGTGATCCCGAACATGCTCTGGCTCAACGGTCTCGGTGATTTCGCCGGCGCCAAGGACGACACGATCAGCCTCCGAGTTCCGGGCCGACTGACCGCGCGGACGAAGAAGCTGCGCGCGACCGGCGCGGACCGGAAGATCCAGACGGACACGATCGCGCAGACGAAGGTGGACGTCACCCTCACCGATGACGTCTACATCGCAGTGCCGATCACCGACGAGGAGCTGACGCTCGACATCAAGGACTTCGGGGTCGAGATCCTCAACCCGCAGGTGCGGGCCGTCGCGGAAGGCCTCGAGAACGGCGCGGTCGAGTGCATGCGCGCCGCCGACTACCAAGACGTCCTCATCATCGACAAGTCGAAGGTGTACGACAGCTTCGTCGACGCCCGCAAGGCGCTCAACGACGAGAACGTTCCGCTCGCACAGCGCGGCGCTGTCGTCGGCTCCGCAATCGAGGCGGCAATCCTCAAGGATCCGAATTTCAAGCACGCCGATCAGGCGGGCTCGGATTCGGCGCTGCGTGAAGCCGTCATCGGCAAGATCGCCGGATTCACGATCGTCGTCTCCAACGCGCTCGACGACGACGAGGGCTACGTCTTCCACAAGACCGCGTACATCATGGCCACGCGCGCGCCGGCCATTCCGGACGGCGCGAGCTTCGGCAAGTCCGCCTCGTTCGCGAACCTGGCGATGCGCTGGCTCAAGGACTACGACTTCGAGAACACCACCGACCGTTCGCTCGTGGGCACGTACGCCGGGTACGCGCATGTCGAGGAGGCGGACGGCCGGTTCGTGCGTGCGGTGCAGATCCAGCTCGGCACCGGCTCGATCACGGTCGAGCCGACCACGGCCTCGGTCGTCGTCGGGGGAACCACGCAGATCACGGTCAAGGACGACGGCGGCGACCCGGTCGCGTCGCGTACGGCGACGTACACCAGCTCTGATCCGACGAAGGCGACCGTGTCGAACACCGGCAAGGTCACCGGCGTCGCGGTCGGCTCGGCGACGATCACCGCGAAGTACCAGAACAAGACAGCGACGACGGCGATCACCGTCACCGCTGCGCCCTGATCGGGAGGTGTAGGCGATGACTGAACCGACCGGGCCGGAGAGGCTGGCCACCACCGATCAGCTCAGGGTCCGGTTGGGGAAGTCCTCGTACTCCGCCAAGGACCTACTTCGTGCCGAGGCTGTTCTCGACGACGTCTCTGCCCTCGCTCGCAGCGAGGGCAGGGCGTGGCCGGACGCAGCGTCCGCCGGTGCCGATGTGGTGGCGGTGGTGCTCTCGGCGTCGATGCGGGCGTACAACAACCCGAACATGTACGTCTCTCGCGCTGCCGGGGTGTTCAACCACCGGGTGCACGATTCCGCTTTCGCGACAGGAACGTTCACAAAGGCCGAACTCGACATCCTCGCTCGTGCTCGCCGGAAGGCGGGCCGGTCGTCGGGGTTGTGGACACAGGCGACGACGAAGGGCGATGACGGGTTCCCGACCGGGTTCGTTCCGGTCGAGGGTTCGTCCGAGCCGTTCCCGGTGTACGCGGAGGATGATCCGTTCAACGCGTACGGCGATCACTACCCGGGCGGCTACCGATGATGCCGGGTGAGGGCGAAACCATCGAGGTGTTCCCGCCGGCCGATTCCGTGGTCGTCGATCGGCATGGTGACACCGATGCGTCCTCGACCTCGTACGAGGTCGAGGACGTCCTGATCGACTGGGACGCCACGATGGACACCCCGGTACGCGGCACTGCCGGTGCTCGCGGGCGCAACGTGGTCACGAAGGTGGTCCTGATCTGTCCGGAAGGGACCGAGATCGTCAACGGCGCCGCGGTGAAACTGCCGGGTGTGTCGGCGAAGTTCACCGTCGTCGGTGATCCTGCGCCGTGGCGGATGGGTAGCTGGGAGCCAGGTGTGATCGTCAGGCTCGAGGGGGTGAAATGACATGGCAATCAGGAACTATCAACCCAACCATGCGGGTATTGGTGAGTTGCTCAAGGGCAATCAGATGCGCTCGCTCGTGCGTGAGCGGACGGAGATCGCCGAAGCGCTCTACCGCGGTCGCGTGGCGCGTCGCACCGGGATGCTCGCCCGAGATACGCGGGTGTCGACGTTCCTCGGAGGTCCGCTTAACAACATGGCCAAGGGCGATCGCTGGGTCGGCCGGTTGACAGTCGGTAATCAGCGAGTCGAGTACGGTGCGAGTCACGAGTTCGGGACTGACGACGGCGACGAGCGGATAGTCGCAGGCGCGCACGATCTACCTGCGGTGCTCGCGGAATTGCGGAACGTATGAGTGTCAACAACTTTCCGCCGATCGACGACCTTCCGGACTGGCCGGACCTCGAAGACCTGATGTGCACGTACTTCGCACGGTTCGGTACGACGGTCACCCAGCGCCCGCATCCGGACGAGTTCAACCAACGGCTCACGGGCGGTGAGGTGTTCATCGAGATCGCCCGCGCCGGCGGCGGCGCTCCCGACGAGGGTCGCCTCGATCTCGCGCCGATCGTCGTCGCAGTCACCTCGACCAAGCGCAGCACCTCGTGGCAGGTGATGGGCCAGATCCGCAAAGCCGTCAAGGTCGCCAACAACGGAGTCACCATCGACGGGATTCTCATTCACTCGATCACCGAAACCGGTGAGCTGTCGATGATCCCGCAATTGGGTGTCGACCCGCGGACCGTCGAAATGACGTTCGTCACGATCACTCCGATGCCGCGCCGCACTCGCTGACAGAGGGCAACATTTTCACGTAGTGCAACAGTTGCCGTCACCTTCCGAGCCATCCGATGTCCGGGTGGCTTTTTTCATGCCCGAGAACGGGATTCCCCCTTTCACTCCGATAGGAGCACCATGTCCATCTCCTCGTTCAAGAACGCCAACAGCGACCTGATTATCTCCGCGCTCGATCTCGCGATTCTGCTCACGCCGTACTCGAATCCGATGATCGAGACGATGGAAGACCCCTCGACCGGCGATCTCATCACGCTGCCGGAGCATTGGGCTTCTGTCGGTCTGACGGAGAAGAAGTCGGGCGTGAACTTCGGTCACGAGACCTCGTCGACGGACATCGAGTCCTACGGCGAGTCGGAGCCGACGAAGAAGATCATGAACAAGCGCACCGGCACCACGGACTTCGTGATGCAAGAGTCGAATCGTCAGGCGCTCGAGCTGTTCTGGCAGGCCGACTACTCCGATATCGAGCCCTCCGAGCACGGCGGTATCGTGCTCCCCGCTCCCGGCCGTCCGACGATGCGGTTCTACCACGGCGTCGTGCTCGGGTTCGACGGCACCGAGGGCGCGGAGATCTACCCGTACTGGCTGCTGCCGAAGGTGTCGGTGACCAAGGTCGACAACCAGTCCACCAACGACGACGGTTCGATCACCTACCACCCGACCCTGACCTGGTACAAGGACAAGACGTTCCTTACCGACCTTGTCAAGGGCGGCACCGCGTCCGCGCAGGGCTTCTGCGGTCCGGGTTGGATGGACCTCGTCCACCTCGCCGGATTCGGTGCACCCGCTGGCACACTGGCGATCTCGACGCTGACCCTGCCCGGCGGCACGGTCGGCACGTCGTACTCGCAGACGCTCACTGCGTCCGGTGGAACCGGCTCGAAGACGTGGTCTCTGCAGACCGGAACGCTTCCGGCAGGCCTGGCGCTCAACGCGTCGACCGGCGCCATCACCGGATCGCCGACCGCCGCCGGTACGTCGAACGTGACCGTCAAGGTCACCGACGCGGCGTCCGCTACCGCAACGAAGGCACTGACGATCGTCGTCAGCGCCTGACCCACTGACGGCCCCTGGTCGTCTCCCCAAGCCTGGCCGCACGGTGATGTCCCAGCCACCGTGCGGCCAGCCTTTCGTATCCAGCTGGGACGCTGGGAAGGAAAACATCATGTCCGAGAACACATTCACTCCTCCTGTCGCAGATTCTGCGAACCCGTACTCGATCGATGGCCTCGCCAATGCACTCGACTCCACTCCCGCGCCCGCGGCGTTCGGTGGCAAGTTCCTCGAGTACCAGCAGCGCGCAGCAGCGAAGGCACGCCCGCCGGTGGTCTTCGGCGCCGCTGAGGGTTTCGATCCTCCGGTCCAGATCAAGCCCCCGAACCCTGAGCGCCTCGACGCGATGAACCGCGTCATCCTCGACAAGGACAAGCTCGTCATTCTCATGGCGGGTGCTCTCGACGAGGACGATCCGAACTTCGACGCCGAGGGCCGCAAGGAGTTCGATCGATTCTGGGCGGTCGTCGGCCGGATGGATATCGAGGCATATCGGTTGCTGTTCAGAGACATTCTCGACCAGCTTTTCGGTAAGGGCGCCGTGAATGTTGCGGGGGGTATGAAGCGCTCCTAGCTCTCATCGAGGGCTACGGGGCGCAGCTGCGCTACGACTTTCACGCTCACCTCCACCTCGATCTCGACGACTGGTTTCGAGGTGAGCGTGACTGGCGCACGTTCTGGGAACTGAAAGACGCTCTGCCGATGGGCAGTAGGTACAAGTCAGCTCTGCAGGACGACGACGAGCATGCGGCCGAACTGCTGAGGTTGCATCCGGAACTAGCGCAGCCAGGCAAGGCGAGTAAGGGCGGAATCCCGTTGCAGGGCTTCACTCCCGAGATGGCGATGCTCTCCCGCGGATTCAACCATCTGATCGCTCTTTTGGCGGCGTTGGTGGGTGCGCAGGATCCGACGTTCATCGATCCGCCGCGCACTGCGCTCGATCGGGTGATCGAAGCCGGTCGCAGCAACGGTGTGCACCGCGGACTCGCGAAAGTGCTTCCGCATCAACACCAATAACTGAACAACTGACGCTCACGTGTGGAGGCGACGATGACCAACTATTCGGCCGGTTCGGCATCGATCGACATCGGATCGAATCTGCACAACTTCCACCGTGACGTCAGGGCAAAGGTCGAAGCGGAGGACGTTGACTTCTTCGTCGACGTCCTCCCGGACATGAGCGGGTTCGCGACCGAGGTCAACACTCGTCTCGGCGCGATCGACGCCGAGTTCTACGTCGACGTCCTGCCGGATATGACGGGATTCGCACAAGACGTAGATACCCGTCTGTCGGCCATCAACGCTGAGTTCTTCGTCGATGTTCGGCCCGACATGTCCGGCTTCGCAAGCGAACTCGACTCACGTCTGGCCATGATCACCGGTGAGATCGACATCGAACCGAACGTCGATCTCACCGGGTTCGGGCAGGCCTTGCAGGCCCGGCTCGACCTGTTGGATCTGCACGTCGACGTCGACGTGCGCCTCTTCGACGCCGTTGCGGCGACACGGCTCGATATCCTCACACGGGACCGGACCGTCGACGTCGATGTGAACATCGACCGGCGCCTGCTCGACCAGCTCAACAACATGGGTGGCTCGATCACCGGCTCGATGTCCGGGCTCGGTGGCGCGTCCGCATCCGCCTCCGGTGGTCTGTCGAACGTCGCGATGATCCTCGGCGCCATCATCACTCTCGCTCCGGTGGCAATCGGTGCGATCGGCTCAATCGGTGTCGGGCTCGCAGGTCTCGGCACCGTCGCCGGCCCCGCACTGGGTGCGATCTTCACCGGTCTATCCGGTGTCGGGGAGGCCTTCACCGCTGCCGGTGCGGCCGCGGACAGCGCCGGAGAGGACATGGAGGCCTCGGCGAAGGCTCAGGAGGCCGCGCTCCGGTCGCTGGGCATGGCGCAGCGCAACCTCCAGGACGCCGTCAAGGACGAGACTCGGGCCCGCGAAGACGTCATCCGCGCACGCAAGGACGAGAAGGAGCAGCTCGAAGACCTGAACCTCACTCTGCGCGGTGGTGCGATCGCCGAGCAGGGTGCCGTGCTGGCGTTGGCGCAGGCCCGCCGAGATGCCCGCAACCTCAAGCCCGGCACGGACCGGCTCGAGCAGGACATCGCAATCAACCGCGTTGCGGAAGCAGAGCAGCGCCTGCTCGAAGTCCAGGAACGCAACCAGGACCTCGCAGGCAAGGCAGACGAGGCGAACCGCGTCGGTATCGAAGGCTCACAGCAGGTCGTCGCGGCGAAGGACCGGGTCTACGACGCGGAGCGACGCGTCACCGACGCACAGCAGCAGGTCCGTATCGCCCAGGAAGCGACGGAAGAGTCGACGACCAAGGCGACGACGGCGGTCGACAAGTACGAGCAGGCACTCTCGAAGCTCTCGCCGGCGGCCGCGGACTTCGTCCGGAGCATGCGCGCTCTCGCCGAAGAGGGCGGCGCGTGGAACGTCTTCCAACAGTCCGTGCAGCAAGGACTGTTCGAAGGCATCGGGGACTCGGTATCGAACCTCGCGAACACTGTGCTGCCGAAAATCACTCCGGCGATGACGGAAATCGCACGCTCGATCGGCGGAATCGTCACCACGATCTCCGACGTCCTCACCGGCCCCGCGGGTGAGCAGCTCACCACCCTGCTGACCTCGATCCCGCAGTTCTTCACCGCCATGACGCCCGGTATCGAGTCGACCGTGCAGGGGTTCCTCGCGTTCGGTGACGCTGCAGCTCCGGCCATGACCGCACTCGGTCAGGGGATGGGCGACGTCCTCGGGATGATCGGCGATGCGTTCGTCGACCTCAACGAGTCCGGAGTTCTGACGGAGGCAATCTCCGGGTTCGGTGACATGCTCTCGGGCATCGGTCAGTGGATGGGTCCGCTGACGACGATGTTCACCCAACTCGGTGCCACGGTCGGCCCGATCATGGGTGACCTGTTCGCATCCTGGGGTCGCTCGATCGAGCTGATGACGCCCGCTCTCGATCAGATGGCGGGATCGGTCGGCCAGATCCTCGTCGATCTGTTCGTCGCGCTGGAGCCGGTGCTTCCTGTTGTGGCACAGGCATTTGCGGACATCTTCACCGCTGTGCAGCCGCTGATCACTCCGCTTGCGGAACTGGCGGGCACCATTCTCGCCGGTATGGCGACGAACCTGTCGTCTCTGGCGATCGCCCTTGCGCCGGTAGTCGAGCAGCTCGCGGTCTCGCTCGAGCCGGTGATTCCGGTGATCGCGAACCACTTCGAGAAACTGACACCGATCTTCGCTGACGCGGCGATGGTCATCGGGGATGCACTGGTCACCGCTCTCGACGAGATCGGCCCGTACCTACCGGAATTGGTGCAGGCCTTCTCCGACATCGTGATTGCCGTCGCGCCGCTACTTCCCGAGCTCGTGGAGCTGGCGACGTCGGTGATGCCTCCGGTCACCACGGCGATCGTCACGATTCTGCCGTTCGTGGCTGATCTGATCTCGGTCTTCGCGGAAGTGGCCACGTATGCGGTGCCGCTGATCTCGGGTGCCCTCGACGGTTTGAAGGGACCGATCGAGTCGATCGGCGGATTCTTCGAAGGCATGGCCGAGACCGTTGGTCGGGTCTGGGACGGGATTATCCGAACGATCGGCAAGGCCGTCGGACAAGTCGGCGGAATCGTCAAATCCATTGGCGATGCTGATATTTGGTTCCCTGGCAAGGACGGCGTTCGAAGCCTCGGCGAGTCGATGGTCGAGTGGGGCAATCGCGCAGTGCAGGGTCCCAGATCGGTCCAAGGCACTGCGATAGCAGAGTCGCCGGATGGGGCGAAGTCGCCGGGCCGCATGCGGATCCAGCGCCGCGCTGACGGTGGCCTGTTCCGCGGCTACGGCGGACCACGCGATGACGCGAACATCATCGCGGTCTCCGATCAGGAGTACATCGTCAACGCCTCGTCGACGGCGAAGCACTTCGATCTGATCGAGGCGATCAACAACGACGAACTGCCGGCGTTCGAGGACGGTGGCCTCGTCGGGCGCAAGAAGCCCGGCGGGGTGAAGGCTCCGACTCCGATCAGGCAGGCGCAGAAAGCGCCCGCTGACGGTGGGGCTGTCTCGCCGCCGGCCGCGACGTCCGCAGCACGTAGCGGCGGCTCTGGTGGTGGTGGTGGCGCTGGCGTGGTCTCGAACGTGTCCCCGTCGATCATCGGACCGATGCCGGGCAACGTCTCGATGGCCGGTCTGATCGACCTCGCTCGTCAGGTCGAGGGCGTGGATTACGTGTGGGGCGGCGTCAACTGGGGTGACTGCTCCGGAGCAGTCTCCGCGCTGGCGAACTACGTCAGCGGCCGCGCGGTGTTCGGTTCTCGTTTCGCGACGATGACCGAAGCCGAAGAATTGGCCGCACGCGGCGCATTGCCGGGCATCGGCCCGTCCGGATCGCTCTCGTTCGGCTGGTTCAACGGCGGACCGTACGGCGGCCACACCGCGGTGACGCTGCCGAACAACGTGGCGTTCGAGATGGGTGGTGCACGCGGCAACGGTCAGTACGGCGGCCGCGCCGCCAATGCCAGCGATCCGCAGTTCACCGATCATGCTCACTTCCCGCCGACGATCTTCGTCGATTCGGCGGTCGGGCAGGCCGGTGGCGGTGCGGGGCAGAGCAGTTTCGCTCCGAACCTGGGGCGCGGTGCGTACGCCGGATCCAATCCGGGGGATGTGTACGGCACCGGGATGCTCGGTGAGGGTTACGGCGATGCGTGGGATCGCGCCGACTCGTACGGTGACGGCCCCTCGGACGCGGATCTCGAGAAGATCAGTGTCCAGGCGTACGGACGTAAAGCTGGTGAGCTGGCCGCGAATTGGGTGCTCGGGATCTTCGGGCTGGAGAATTCGATCCTCTCGGAGTCGAACGTCTACAACAAGGCGTACAACGACACCTTGGAGGCAACGAAGCCGCGCGAGACCGCGCAGGTCGACCCCACGAGGATGGGGCAGATCTACTCGGCGCCGCAGGTGAACATCACCAACCCGAATCCGGTGCAAGGCGATGCGGTCGAGGCAGCGCCTGCTGCCAAGCATGTCTACGATCCGGCCGGCGGCGCCGATCAATGGGTGCCGACGATCACGATCATGGCGCGCGACACCGGCCGTTCTCCGGCGGTGGTCGAACCGACTCGGGCGCAGATCAAGATCGAGTCGAACGGTAATCCCAAGGCGCAGAACAACTGGGATTCCAACGCCAAGAAGGGCACACCGTCGATCGGGTTGATTCAGGTGATCAAGCCGACGTACGACGCGTACGCCGATCCTCGGTATCCGGGTGGGCAAGCCGACCCGGAATCGAATATCGCGGCCGCGTGGAACTACACGGACGACAAGTACGGTGGCCCGCTCAACATTTGGCCGAAAGTCAACGGGTACAAGGACGGTGGCCAGTACCGGGGACGAGGCGGTCCGCGAGATGATGCGAATCTGATCGCGATCTCGGACGAGGAGTTCATCGTCAACGCGATGTCTACTCGGGCGAATCTGCCTCTGCTCGAAGCGATCAACTCCGGGCAGCCGGTCATGGATGCGATCTCCGACAGTGCCCGGTGGTCTGCCGGTGTGGTGCCCTCGCGTCCGGTCGCTACGACGGGTGTCGGGCTGGGTGGTCAGAGTATCGATCGGTCCACCAACTACAGCGGTGACGTCTACACCAACGATCTCGACTCGTACTTCGCCAGGCGTGAACGGCAGGCAGCGATCGACGGTTTCGCAGAACTAGCACGGTGGGGAGTGTAAATGTCCGAATTCCAGACCGACGAGATCTACGGCGCCGACGGCAGCTATTGGAATGTCACCACCGGCGACCAGGGTGTGACGTTGGCGCCGGGGCCGACCAAGTTGGTCGATGCTCCGGTGAAGACGAGGTGGATCAAGTCGGCGCAGGGCGAGCACTACCAGGGCTCGAAGGTGCAGCGGCGTGATCCGGTGGCGGCGTTCAACATCGAGGGCGACGACCCGCTCGAATGGCACGATCGGGATTCGCGGTTTCGGATGGCGTTCGACTACGACCGCCAGAGCCGGTGGGTTCGCACCACCGCGGACGGCAGCCGCACCCTGAAGGTGCGGCTGCTGTCGGAGCCGACGCAGTCTGCGATCGGCAACAAGGATCCACACATCTGGGGTCAGTCGATGCTGACCGTGCCGTTGGCAGCGGAGTTCGCGTACTGGACGATGCCGGACATCGTGCGCCGGTGGCGACTGATGACCGGCACGGCGGGCAGCGGGTTCGTCCCGGTGTGGAATCCGTGCGATGTGCCGATCTGGCTCAAATGGGTGTGCACCTACCCGGGGACGTACACGTTGCCGGACTTCTCGTTCCTCGGTGATATCGCCGCATCGCGGGTGGTGCCGTTGAAACCGTTGGTGGCCACGGACGGCAACCTCACCGTCGATACCTCCCAAAGCGAGGAGCAGTTGATCTCGACGGAGGAAACCCCGGTGTGGCCGCGTCAGGCGGGCAAGGGGTTCCTGTTCCCGGTGCCCAAACACACCGGCAGCGAGGATAACCCGATCATGCTGCCGGTCTCGGTGACCGGCGGCGTGGCCGGCGTCTCCGGCGTGCAGGTCCGCATGCCTCGTAACTTCTCTCGGCCCTCGGGGGTGAAGCGATGACCACCATGCTCAGCGACGCCGAGTTCGACGAACTGTGCGAGCAGACGTGGGATACCGGCCAGCTGATCCGCGAAGCCCACCGGGCGATGGCCCGCACCCCGCCACTGGTGCGTCTGTGGACCAACCCGGCTGACCCCGCGCAAGGACTGATCCAGCGCGGGATCGCCGCGGACTCGAGCTCGGGGAAGTTCCCGTTCAAGAAGAACCGCGCCGGCACCGGTGTGCTGAAGCTGCGCGGCGATCACTATCTCGCCCGCTGGCTGATGACCATCCCGAACAACCCGGAAGCGAAGAAGAACGTCGTCATCTCGGTCGATCACATGGGCGGACGGATCCGGTGGTCGGGTCTGCTCAAGCACTGGCGATTCACCAAGGACAAGGACGGAATCCGCTTCCTGGAAGCGACGTTCGTCGACGACCTGCAATTCCTGTCGTACCTGCTCGCGCCGCCGAACCCGGCTCTGCCACTCGGGCTCTTCCAGTTCCCGCGTGTGTTCACCCTGCTCGGTCCGACGATCTGGGCTGCGTCGATGGTCATCTGGCTGAACCTGATGAGATTCCAGGGCAACTGGTGGAACCTGCCCGACGATCCGTTCGACCTCAGCCAGTGGACCGACGCGCACAACATGAACACCTGGCAGGTGCTCATCAAGGCGCCGACGTTCTTCAACGACCCGTCGCTGCACACGTTGCTCGCGGCCCGTATGGACCCGATCGACAAGGTCATAGAGGACGCGATCGACGACGCACAAGTCGTGCTCCGCTATCGGCGGATCTTCACCATCGACGGTGAAGAGTCCGGCGTTCCGGGCGTGGACAATCCGCGTAACGGTGTCCTTGTGCTCTCTCTGCACGATCGCTCCGGCTACTTCGAGGACATCGGCACCGGAACCACCGGCACCGTGCTCGACGGATTCAAGCGCACCGTCGCGCAGTTCGTGTCCGGATTCATCGAGACCGTCGACGTGTTCGTCTCCGACGACCAGAGCCTGACCCCTCCGGAGTACTACCTCAAGAAATGGTTCGGGGTGGTTCCTAGTCATCCCTGGATAGTCCTTCGGGACAGCGAATGGTCGAACATCGAATCCTCGGATCTCTCGTGGGCTCCGGCCGGGCCGGTGCAGGTCGTGGTCGGTGGTCAGAACGAGTTCGCCGACAGTGCGATCGAGTTGGCGATCCAAGCGGCCGGCAACATGATCGGGTACTTCTTCCTCGGTGGGTTCTCCTCCGCGGGCGATATGGCAGCGACGGTGATCATGCCGCTGCTGCGCGGAACGGTGCTGGCGTGGAACAACTTCAAGTCCGGTGCCCGCGCAGCCAACCTCGGTTGGGTGCACCTGATGGAGATGTACCAGTCCGGCGCGAACAACGCCTGGACCATCTCGGCTGTGATGGCCATCCGCACCGGCATGCTCGCTACCGCCGACGAGTCCTCGTCGAAGATGCGCATGTCCGCCGGTGCCCCGTATTACCCCGGATTGCACATGCTCACCGGTGACCGCGTCGCGCACACCGTGGAAGGGATGACCGACTCGATCACGACAGATCCGTTGTTCGTCAACCAGATCGAGGAAATGAATCTCGCCTGGGATGACGAGCAGGACATGCCGCACGACTACGAGATCACCGCCGGAACGGGCAAGGCCCTGATGAGTCAGGCCGAACGCTCGTCCCGGCTTCTGTCCAAAGCGATGGCGACGTTGCAGAACATCGGCGTCAGCCTCGTCTAGATGATGTGAGGAGAACTCCATGAGTGGTGTTCCGCTGCAACAGGAATGCAACCCCGACGATCCGGAAGAGCATCTGCTGTGGTCGTACACGAAACTTCCGCTCAAGCTCGTCGACGGCGCTTATCTGGTGACCATGCCGGAGGTGCTGCGCAAGTGGTCGAAGCAGCAGTACGACGCGGGGTTCCGTCACCATCCGGAACTGCAGACCATCGAGTTCGTCCCGCCTGCGGGCGGGATCACCATGTACGGCCCGCCCGGGGAATGGCTCAAAACCGAAGACGCCGCCAAGCGTCGCGTCGAGAACGCCGAAGCAACCCAGCGTGAGTTCGAGAACCTCAAGGATCAGGTTCTCGCATCGATGCCCGAGTACGCGGCCAGGGTCGACTCGATGACTCCAGAGGAGAAGGCCGCAGCCCGCGAGGATGCGAAAAGCAAACTCACCGAATCGCTCTCGGAGATGCAGTCCTTGCTCGACGTACTCAACCAAGACACAGACGACGACACCGCCACCAGCGGGGAGACGGAGGAATCATGACATGGACAGGAGATCCCGTTTATCTCGAACAGGTCATTCGAGATGCGGGAGTGAGTGTCTCGGTATTTCCGGGTGCACTCGATCGAGGACACGGCGATGTTGGCACCAACTGGGGCCCGATGGCGCACCACACCGGTGCGCCGGTCGGGAGCAATCCAGGCCCGGGAGCGATCGCGAACCATCCGTCCCTCGGATTGGCGTCGCAGATCCACCTGTCTCGCAAGGGGCACGCCACGGTGTGCGGTGTCGGGATTGCCTGGCATGCCGGTAACGGGTCGTGGCCGGGCATCGCGAAGGACAGAGCGAACGAAGTCACGATCGGGATCGAGGCGGAGAACAGCGGTACCGAAGGCTGGTCGTCCGAACAGTATTGGGCGTACGTACGGATCTGTGCGGCGATCCTCCGCAAGATCGGCCATGACTCCTCCCATGTGATCGGTCACAAGGAATGGGCCGGTGCGGCGCAGGGTAAGTGGGATCCGGGTGGAATGGACATGGGCAAGTTCCGTGCCGACGTCGGCAACGTCATCGCCGAACTCAACGGCGTCAAGCCTGACGTCCCAGTTATCGAGAACCAGATCGACCGGGTCCGGTTCTTCTCGGACTGGCTCGGCAAGCGCCTGCACGAGCGCGAGAAGCCGTGCAAGGACGGCGTCGGCCGCTACGCCGACTTCGAGAACGGGTCGATCTACTGGCACCCCGACACAGGTGCAGTGCCGATCCCGAAGTTGGTCTACGAAGTGTGGGCCGCACGAGGCTGGGAAATCGAGTTCCTCGGCTACCCACAACGATTCCACGTCGTCTACGAGAACGAGGGCGACCTGCAGTCCTTCCAGGGTGGCACCATCGCACGCCGCTACGGCACACCCGGTTTCGTCTGCCACGGCGTCATCGGCCGGCGCTGGATCGAAGAAGGCGGCGTCCGCGGCGTCGACGGCAAACCCACCAAGCTCGGCTGGCCCACGTCCGACGAATACGACTTTGACGGCGGCCGGCGTCAGGACTTCGAGCACGGTTCCCTCCTCTGGCATCCGTCAGGGGCAATCGAGATCACAGGAGACAAGTGATGACAACCCCGAACATCGATATCCTCGGAAACCTTCTGCGCGAGAAGCTCGCCGAGCAGCCGTGGTTCAAGCGGTACGCGAACACCGTCACCTCCGCAGTGGGCTTCCTCGTCGGCGTGGTGTGGCTGCTCGTCTCGGCCGGAGTACATCTACCGGCTGAGGTGACCAGCGGTGTCCTGCTCCTTGTGAGCGCCCTCACCGTGGCGGGCGTGAAACTCACCCCGAACGGTGTCACCGAGAAACAGGTGGTCGAGATCGAAGAGTACGTCGGCCGACACCGCTCAGGGGCATGATCGCGCCGGCGGGTGGCCGGTGGCGACTACTCGCCGGCCACCTCGCGTTGCCGTGGATCCAGATCATCTTCCTCGTCGATGCGCTTGGGCGCGGTCTCGACTACTCATACCCGCCCGGAACCAGCACGCTCACGTTGGCGACGGTCGAGCAGGCCGCACCGATTCAGTGGTGGGGCATCGCAATCGTGGTCGGCGCTCTGTGCGTGGTGGCAGGGCAGCTCGTCACGATCCCGACCCTGGCGATCGTCGGGGAGGTGATTCTCGGTGCACTGCTCACCGGACTCGGTGGGAGTTTGTTTCTGGCGGTGATGGATCGACTGTGGTGGGAGGGCTTCCGCACAGGTCTGACGTTGATGTGTGTAGGGGCAACACATTTCGCGTTGGCGTATGCGATCACGAAGTCGAACCGGATGTGGAGGTGGTCCGATGCCCCAGCCTCCCGATGAGGTGGTCAACAGCCCGTGGGTGCTGTACGCCGCGATCGCACTACTCGTTGTCACGTACGCGGTTGCGGTGTCGAGGAAGTTGCAGGAGTTTCTCGGTCCGCTCGGTCGGTGGATCACCAGCAGGCAGGAGCGATCGATCGAGCGGGAACGCGCGCGTCGGGTTGCCGAAGCCGCTCTCGATGACGTCGTGGTGCGCGAGCTCAAAGCAGACATCCGGGACATCGGTGCGCAGATGCGTGCGCAACGTCGCAGGCACAACGAGGACATGACGGCGCTTCGGCTCGAGTACGACCGGCGGATCGCGGACATACGCGTCGAGTACGACCGCCGGATCGAGGAGATGAAGTCCGCGCACGAACGTGAAGTGCGCGGGCACATGGAAGAGATGACGCGTCTGCGGAATCTGTTGCAACGCTCCGGAGGTGAGATGACATGACGTCACCAGGTGGGCCGTCCGGGATCAACCGTCCCCCGAACTCGATCACCGGCAACGATGGTTCGACACGCGCGATGGCCCAACGCACACAAGCGGCTGTGATCAAACAGAAGTCGGACGAACTCAAAGCCAGCGGCTGGGGTGCTGGTTCCGGATCACTGTTCGGGACCATCCTCGGCGGATTCGGCAACATCCTCTCCGCAATCACTGGGACGGTGAACAACTCGTACATCCGAGACATGCCGATCATCAACGATCACAGCCAGCAGATCGAGGAACTACGCGAGGAGTTCGACCAGGGGACCATCTGGGGAGTCGCGCGAACCTTCACCGGAAACGCCATCTATCTCGCTACCCCCGGGACAGTGCGAGTCGAGGGCATCGCGATCGGCGCCGGCGCAGGCGGTGCCATGGGCGCGTGGTTCCTCAACAACACCGACAACGGCGGCGGTGGTGGCGGTGGCGGCGGCGAGAACCACTTCACGATTCCCGGATCGTTGCTCTTCGACAGCAATGGTGACCCGATCCCCATCCCCATCGTGATCGGAGCGGGTGGTCAGGGCGGACAGAGCACACGTGCTCCGGGAGTCGGTGGTGGAAACACCGCGATCCTCGACATCATCGCGGGCGGAGGTCAGGGCGGCAGGTTCGACACCACCGCCTACACGGGCGGCGACGGTGGTCCAGGAATGATCCCCGGCGGCCGCGGGGGCTCGGGCTACTACCGAGCCAACGAGGTCACGTTCCCGCCGAATGCCGGCGGGAACAGCGTCTCGCCCTACGACATGCACGGCGGCGGAGGAGGTGGAGGCGGCGGCGGAGGAGGTAGCTTCTTCGGTGGCGCCGGCCAGCCGGGCGGGTCCGGTGGCGTGGCATCAGGCGGAAACAACAGCCATTGGGACGGCTACCCACCGTCGAAGATCTTGACCACCGGCGGCGGTGGCGGTCGTGGCTCGAACACCAATGGCGGCGGCGCGGCCGGGCACGGTGCGGCGCCGGGCGGTGGAGGTGCCGGCGGCGGCGGCGCAAATCTGGAAAGCAATCTCGCCAAAGCGGGCAACGGTGCGCAAGGCATCGTGTGGATGATCGAGCGGAAATCGTGAAGAGACCGCTCGCGACGACGTACACCCAGAACGGGATCCACACCTGGCACCCGGACACCAAGATCTTCGATCTCCTCATCCACTCCGCAGCGGGAGGCGGCGCATCCGGCCTCTCACACACTGTGGCGGGCAGTCGAATTCCCGGTGCCGGTGGCGGAGGCGGCGCGGTGCTGATCCTCACCGAACGACGACGACTCGGCCTTCCCGATTCGGTCGAAGTGATCGTCGGCGTCGGCGGCGTCGGCGGCGCGCAACCCAGTGCCGCGAACGGATCGTTCAACCCCGGCGGCGACGGCGGGGAAACCCGCTTCGGGGACATCGCAGTCATCGCGGGCGGCACAGGCGGTGCTTCGCGCGGCGATCCCCGCGAGGGCGGCGCTGGCTCGGCGACGATGGGCAGCCGCGGCGGCACCGGAGGCGCTAACGGTGCCGCCGGTGAATCAGTGAACGCCTCACCGATCCAACACCTTTCCGGCGGTGGTGGCGGTGGCAGTGGCAATGCGGCTGGCGGAGCGTCGGGCTGGAACAACCCGTCCACCGGTCTCGGATCTCCCGGCCGAGACGCAGCCGCAGTATCTGTGTGGGGATTCCATGTCGCCACCGGATCTGGTGGTAGCGGCGGAACCTCCACCAGTCCAACGGGAAAGGCCGGCGGATTTCCGAGCGGCGGCGGTGGCGGCGGATACCCGTCCGCAATCGGAGCGCCTGGTGGCTCCGGCGCCAACGGTCAGATAACCATCATCGAGTACCTGGAGGAATAATGCCCACTGCCATCCCCGTCACGGAGTGCGGTGGATTCACCGGCCCCGCAAGGCTGTTCGCCGTGGATCCCCCACTGCAAGATCCTTCCAGCGGCAACATCGCCGACCACGTCATCGTCTGCGTCACAACAATGGGTGGCCCTCGCATCGAGGTGTACCCAGGCCGCCCCTCCGGTGTCGCGCGATCGATGCAACCTCTACCCGGATCGTGCATCCTTCAGCACGCAGTGTCGTTGGACGACGCATGTGTGTGGGCGCTGAGCACCGCGGGCGGATACGAAATAGCCGACAGTGCAGCCGAGTTCGCGGATGGAGAGGAGCAGACATAGTGGCAACTCGCATCGGGTGGACCGCTCACTTTCACATCATCAACCTCAATACCGGCGGCATCTTCACCTTCGAACGCACCAACAAGGATGGCCCGATTCGGCCCGGCTCGGTCGCATACTTTCTGTGGGACAACGGAGAACGCTGGGACGGTGAGATCAGCGGAGCGAAGGTCTCGTGGAAAGTGCAACCGAACAAGGTGGCACTGATACCACACAACACGGAGTACACGATCTGGATCGAGTACCCGACGCAAGACCCGGCGAAGCCGGACAAGTACCCGTGGATCGCCGGTCACGGCGAGCGTTGGCCCAACAGATAAGGACGTGCACGATCATGGGAATGACATGCCCCGCAACAACAGCGAACGCCGTAGTTACTTCGATCGCCAATCTCGGCACTCGATTCGCCCTGCACACCGGAAACCCCGGCCCGGCAGGAACTTCCAACGAAGCCAGCGGCGCCGGATACCAACGGCAGGACGCGACGTTCGCGCCGGCCGCCGGTGGAATCACCTCGACCGGACAGATGACGTTCCTCGTCCCGGCCAACACCTTCACGCACATGACGAGGTGGAACGGCACGACATACATCGAGACCATCGACAACCCCGACATCGTCATCAGCCCACAGGGTGAAGCGAAGGTGACTTACAAGATCACCTTCCCGTTCACCATCCCCACCTGAGCGGGCGGTCGTGCAGCTGCCGGCCCCGGACACGGGGCTTTCCAGTTTCCCCGTCTCGGATTCGGCGACAGTCTCGATGCCGGGGCCCGACTCCGGAGCGATCACGTTCCCGCCGGCGCCGATCCCGATCGTCGTCATCACGGCCGTGACGGTCGTCGACGTCGAGACGTCCGTCGAAACGTTGACGGTGCCGTGGTACGTCGTCGAGACGGTGGTCGACGTCGCGACCGGCGTCGAGGTTCTCGCGTCGGTGACGGTCGAGGCAGAGACGACCGTGGATGTCGAAACGACAGCCATTCAGATCTTCGACTCGGTGACCGCCGAGACGGTGGTCGACGTCGAGACATCGGCCACGGCGTCCGTCTCGACGGCTGTCGCTGCCGAGACGACAGTCGACGTGGTGACGGAGGTATTGCTCGGCACCCAGCGGGCGATCGTCACCGCGAACACCACTGTCGACGTCGAGGTCGAAGTGATCTCGATCCCGGTCACCTCGTTCACGGCGAACACCACGGTCGACGTCACTACCTCGGCGACCGCTGTCCCGGTCGGTGTGGTGACCGCCGAGACGGTCGTCGACGTACAGACGTCAGGGCTGATCACTTCGTTCACGCCGTCTGGGATGGTCAAGGGCTCGGACTCGAACATCACCTCGACCACGGCGGCGCTTGTGACAGGCATGGTCGCCAATCCCAATCTGCCGGGATCGACCGTCACGTCCGATGCACTGGTGAGTGCGTTCGCGGGACCTGTGCGAGTCGGGTTCGCGTTACACGCGGTTACCAGTGGCGGTGCTGATGGGCGTGCGGCTGTGTTCAAGAACGGCGTGCAAGTTGGGGCAACCTTCTCGCTCTATGTCCCCTACAACGGTCCGGCGGTGATCACCGGATCGGTTTCGACAACGGTCGCTATCGGGGATCAGATCACCCTCCGGTTCTGGGCGGCATCAGCCGCCTACGCCATGACAATTAAGGGCACGACGACTCGCCTCAATATGGCCGAAGGCAGTTCGGTTACGGTCGGAGGGGCCGTCGCTTCGACCTATACGCCGGCCGTCGGGTGGTCGGATGTTCCCCTCGTTGCAGACTCCGGAACTACCCTGAGCGGAAACGCGATCCTGGTCCCGGTGGCAAACCCGAACGCGATCCTCGCGGCAAACATCGATATCAATTCCGGTTCTGCAATGGCGGTGCGGTTCCTGGTGAACGGCACGGTCGTCTACACGGGGCCGACGGCTCCGGCGTATGAGGCGCGTGCGGTCGGGTCTGTCGGATATGCGTTGGCCGCGGGGGATCTCGTGAGTATGCAAGTGCAACGAATCAGCACGTTCGCGACTTCGGTCTACGCCGGATCAAAGTTCACGGTCATCTAGACCATCGCACGACAATGCCCCCAACTCTTCGGGATCTCCGAAGAGTTGGGGGCATCATGTCGTTTCAGCAGCGCCCAGACCCGGCCAGGTCGAAAGCGCGAATAGTCCGTTCACGTTCGTCCTTTGAGAGCCCGGTCCAATCCTCGCTCTCAACCATCCAATCGTAAAACTCGCGGATCTCAGCCTCGCGATCGAAGTCCTCCACGAGTGGCGCAAAAGCCTCGACGTAGGAAACCAACCACCGGCACATCTCAGCAGGAGTCCCGACGTAGAAGGATTCGTCAATTGCAACGTCGCTGGCCTGTGTCCCACTGGGCTTTGGCGTTCCTTGGATTGCCGTGGAACACCCGGCGAGCATTAGTGAGCCGACCACTATTGCTGCCGAGATCCGTTTCCGCATGGATGGATCAAACCAGACACGCGCCTTCGATCGCTAGGCCGCGTCGCCATCCACTATGCGCAGTGAAGTCTCCGGACGGCTTGCGCGGAATGGATCGAGGCGGCTGATCGCGTCAATTCCTGCTCGGTCGGGAACCTTTGTATAGAGCTGTGTGGTCGCGACCGAAGAATGGCGCATCAATTCTTGAACGACTCGTAGGTTGGCTCCGTCGTCGAGGAGAGTGGTGCCGAACCAATGGCGGAGACTGTGAGGTTTACCGGTAACGCCCGCACGACGCATGACATCACCGATGATGTCCGAAACCGACTTCGACCGGACATGCTCGCCGGGGCGAAGCGAGTTCGCAGGAAACCAAATACCTCGGACTGGCATTGACTGCGCGGCCTCGACAAGAAGGTGATGCAAAGGGATAGTCCGAACCTTCCCCCGCTTGCCCTCGACGCGAATGCTCGGGACGGATAGATCGATATCTTCGCCACGCACCTTCGCAATCTCGAAAACTCGCATGCCTGCGAGACATGCCAGCAGGACCATCACCCGTGTGCGGAAGTGCATGCGCGTCACAAGCAGTCGCATCAGTCCGTTGTCGGACACAGGGTGTGGCTCCCTGTCTGGGTACCTCGACTTCCCCACCTTGACCATCGGGTTGTCGACGCGGTGTTCCATCAGTTGAAGCCAACGGAACCATGCGGCGAGGTACGAGTGGTAGGTCGCCGTGGTGCTCGCCGACCATTCGCGGTGCGATGCGAGCCACCGGACGATGTCGAGGGGTTGTGCGTTTGCGGGCTGGAGTTCCATCTCGTCGCCAAACTTGACGAGGACACGGATGCGTTCGCTCACGGTCAGTTCGGATTTGCGTTCGGCGTACTGCCAGATCTCCCAGTCGTCAATCAATCGATATGAATGCAT